TTCATGGATTCATTACTGCGAATTGAGGCGGGGACACGGCACTCAGAAAGAACACATGGTAGTAGCAGATCAATGCTGGGAAGTATTAGCTGCACACTTCCCCGACGTAGCAGAGGCATTAGAATGAAAGTACATGATCCAGTAAATAGTCCTTTACATTACAAGCGTGAGGGTGTAGAATGTATAGATGCGATGAAACAAACAACATCGCCAGAAGGATTTGCAGAATACTGCCGTCTCAATGCATTCAAATATATTTGGAGAGCAAACAACAAAGACAACAAAGAGCAAGATACTAAGAAAGCTATTTGGTACTTGCGAATGTCTATAGGAGATGACCCACGTGAGCAAGGGTAGCAGATCGCGAGTTTCAAACACAAGACAATTTTACGACAACTGGGAGAAAATCTTTGGTACGCAAGATCAAAAAGAAAGACCACGAGAACCTGAGCGAAAGCAATATATCGAAAGTTATAACTTTGTTGAATGGAAACCAACCTATTTCCAAGAAGGAAGCGTGCGATATGCTGAATATTGCATACAATACCACGCGCCTCCAGAGAATCATAGATGATTACGAAGATAAAGTCGAGTATCGTGAGTTACGTAAAAAGCAGAATAGAGGACGAGGAGCATCAAATGAAGAAATTCGTGAAGCAGTTGAACGATACCTTTCCGGAGAATCCATTGCCGAAATCGCGTCAGGATTATTTAGATCGAGTGGATTCGTTAGATCTCTCATTGAGCGAGTCGGAGTACCAAAGGTTGAAAGAGAAAGCGGAGTCGCTGTACTCCCTGAGTCTTGCGTTGCGGAATCGTTTTCGCCCGGAGAAATCGTCTGGTCAGCAGTCTACCAAAAGCCAGCCCGAATCGACCACGAACTCTCAATCGACTACCAAGCCGAGCGAGCCGGGTTCAAAGACGTAAACTATGAGGATAAGTACGGAAGTAAATGTTACGCCATATATGTTATGGAAGACGTACGAGAGGATACAGAGAAGTGGGCCAACGTGGAGACAGGCGGGTACTCTGCTTACTCTCTCGCATATGATCTTGGCAAACTCGCACACCTTGAAAAATACGGAGTCGATTTATCACGTATCTAAAAATACTTCTTGACTTTCGTCGCTCATATCGGTATAATACATAGTATTGAAATGAGGAGAATCATATGGCTGAATTAATAATCGGTTTATTAGTAGTAGGAGTATGTGTTTACGTACTCGGAGGTTACATCGCAATAGTAGAAGACTACTTTGGGCGATAGATTTTATCAAGCACAAATACAAGCTACAGGTACTTGTCCTGGAGCACCACAAACAACTAACAGAAGGAAACGTAAAATGGCGTGGACAGACGAGAAAAAAGCAGAGGTTATTGCTGCATATGAAGCGCAAAACCCAACTCCAGAGAGCAGCATGGAGATCGTCGCAGAAATTGCAACAGAATTCGAAGAATCACCAAACGGTGTTCGAATGGTTCTAACTAAAGCAGGTGTATATGTTAAGAAAACTCCTGCAACCAAAGGCACTCAGCCTGGCAATAGCGGCCCCGCACGAGTATCAAAAGCAGCAGCTATCGAAGCACTTCTTGGAGCACTAAGCGATGCAGGACAACCTGCAGATGAAGATGCAACAGCAATGATCGAGAAGATGACTGGCAAAGCAGCAATGTACTTTGCAGGTGTAATTACAGCTATCAATAGTTAATTCTTGGGGCGCAAGCCCCTTTCACCTCCTAAGTAGGTCGGCGCGACAGAAGATTCTGCCAATCCGCTTCACTAGGAGTACCTGTGAAAAAAGAAGAACTAGCACAGCTCGTCGAAGAGTACGGTGATGCTGTAATCACTTTTCGTAGTGAAAACAGTAATAAGTTGAAATACAATGTTTGCACGTTGGATTTCAGCACGCCTTACATTCAACAAAAGAAAAATCGAGCAAAGGAATCTGAAGAGACTCTTTTGCTTTTTTGTTGGGACACCGACTCTTTTCGCCTGCTCAAACCTCAGAACGTGACAAGTGTAGTTCCTCTCGCTTCTGTTCTCAAGAACGGAGGCTAGAATGAACTTACATGAAGCACCTGAAATATATGAGAAGGTAATTCATTACGATGAGGACAAAGAAGTACAAGTCCGGCTTACTATCAACTCCTTCAGAGGCATAGAGTATTTGCACGTTCGTAAGTACTATATGGACTTTGATGAGGAGTGGAAGCCTAGTAGTGAGGGTATAGCGATGCCTCTTGATTTTGATAATTCAAGAAATCTTTTCGTCGGGCTAGTCGAAATCTTATCACTTGCAGAAAGTAAGGAAATTATTGAAGAACACTTCGGTGAACTTATCAAGGACTTATACTCAAAATAATTCTTGACTTTGTTTCCTTTTTTCTGTATAATATTCTTTATTGAGTGAGGGAACTATATGCAACATTTTCTTGAAAAGGCTTCGGTAATGTACTACTCTGGCACTCCGATTTTATCGGATGCAGAGTTTGATGCGTTAGCCAGATTATACAACTACGATACGGTAGGGCACACTGTCACTGACGGTATTCCACACCTATACAAGATGTATTCTCTACAGAAGGTTTTTGATTTAAATGCGGTAGAGTCTAGTACGTCACCTATGGTGCGTACTCCTAAACTCGATGGGGCGGCAGTGTCGTTGCAATATGTCAACGGCCATATAGCTCAGGCTTTAACTAGGGGAGACGGCAATCTTGGTCGTGATATCACGTTAAAGCTAGAAGAGCTAGTGCCAAATGTCATCAGTATAAAAGGAAAAATCCAAATTACTGGTGAGGTCGTAGCACCTGATACGATCCCAAATGCTCGCAACTTTGCGGCGGGATCGCTCAATCTCAAAGACCTTATGGAATTTCGTTCTCGTGCCAAAGATTTACGCTTTGTCGCATACGATATTCAAGGAGCTGAGTATGAGCGACTTACCAATGCGATGGACCATTTGGCCCAAAATGGCTTTGAAGTTATCACTCACTTCGATGCAACTGGCTATCCTACAGATGGCGAGGTGTTTAGAGTAGATAACTACGATGCTTTTTACAAACTGGGATATACAGCTCATCACCCTCGAGGGGCTTTCGCTCTCAAAGAGCAGAAAGAGGGGGTGACTACAGAATTACTCGATGTTGTGTGGCAAGTAGGCAAGTCAGGAGTTGTGAGTCCTGTTGCTATCTTACGCCCAGTCGAAGTGGGGGACGCACTTGTGAGCCGTGCAACTCTACACAACATTGAGTACATTCGCTCTCTCAACCTAGAAATAGGTTGTTCAGTTGAGGTTATACGCAGTGGTGAGATTATTCCACGAATCGTCAGACGAGTGGACGTTGAGAAAAATAGTTCTTGACATTCAGGTCAATTCTGTCGTATAATATCTTTTCACTTTTTCGGAGTAGTCCATGTTTCAAGAAATCAACTTCCCCACCAACTGTCCTTCTTGTGACAGTGAATTGGAATGGGTAAATGATTCTTTGTACTGCCGTAATCATCTGTGTCCTGCACAGAATGCTAAGGCTGTAGAACACTTCGCTAAGACTATGAAGATTAAGGGTCTTGGCCCTGCATCTATTCGTAAACTTGGTTGGACGTGCCCGTCCGAAATTTACCTCACTTCGCGTGAGAGTATCTTAGCATCGTTGGGCTCCGAGAAAGTGACATCTAAGCTCATGCTGGAGATATTGAATTCGTTCGATGCTCCGCTTGAGCTTCTTTTACCTGCTTTTGGTATTCCGTTAATCGGAAAAACGGCAACACTGAAGCTGTCTGAGACTATTAATCATATTTCTCAAATAAATGCAGACACTTGTGAGCGTGCCGGATTGGGACCAAAAGCTTCCGCCAATCTATTGGATTGGATGGAAAATGAGCTACCTTTCTTTCAGGAACATATTCCTTGTAGTTGGTACTTTTCGGATACACCTCCGCCAGTTGTGAGTAAAGGTGCAGTATGTATTAGTGGACGCTTGAAGAGTTTCAAAAGCAAAGCTGATGCTACTAGCGCTTTGAATGCTGCTGGATACGAGGTAAAGTCCAGTCTTACAAAACAAGTAGGTTTTCTTATCAATGAAGGTGGGAATGAATCTGCTAAAACACGACAAGCCAGAGATACTGGCGTAACTATAGTTACCAATCTCAAATCTTTTTTGGAGAATTAATATGGCACTTCCTAAGTGGACCGATGAGCGCACTGAAGCGCTTACAAACTTTGTCGGCGGCGAAAGCCCCGTCTCTCAAGCTACTGTTGCAGAAGCAGCAGATCAGCTCGAAACCTCTACTCGTTCTATCTCTAGCAAACTGCGAAAGATGGGTTACGACGTAGAACTTGCTTCTGCAGCCGGTGGACGTTCGTTCAGCGAGACTCAAGAAGCTACTCTCCGCGCATTCGTTACTGATAATTCAGGCGAGTACACATATGCTCAAATCGCTGAGCACTTCGAAGGCGGCGAGTTTTCACCTAAGTCAATTCAGGGCAAGATCTTGTCTATGGAACTGACTGGTCACGTTGCTCCTGCCCCTAAGGTAGAGAGTGTACGTACTTACACAGAAGCTGAAGAGGCTACTTTTGTTTCAATGGTTAACGACGGTGCATTCGTCGAAGCTATTGCAGAAGCTCTTGACCGTTCTGTAAACAGTGTTCGTGGTAAGGCTCTTAGCCTTCTTCGTTCAGGCGACATCCAGGCGATTCCTCGTCAGGAGACTACTAAGGGTTCTTCTAACGTAGATCCTTTGGCAGACGTTGATGTTGCTTCTATGACTGTTGAAGCTATTGCTGAAGCAATTGGCAAAACAGCTCGCGGCGTAAAGACTATGTTGACTCGCCGTGGTCTAACTGCTGCTGACTATGATGGTGCTGCAAAGGCCGCTAAGTCTCAGTAATTACACTTTTGTGTAAGCGGCTGGGCTTCCATGCCCAGCTTTTTCATGTTCGGGGGAACTTAATTGAATATTTCTAGTGCTTTAATAAAGCAGTGTATAGCTACGGCTGACTTTGAAACGTGGAGTTATCTGCGTAAAGAGTATCTGCCCGTAGAGTATCACACGCTTTATGGTCAAATTGACAAGCACTGTGAGAGCTTTCATCAGTTCCCTTCGTTCGATGATCTCAAGTTAAGTATACGTCATGGACCTACCCGTGATAAAGTCTTCGCTATAGAAGGCATAGACGTAGATGTTGATGCCGGTACTTTGCTTGAGTATCTTAAGAATGAGTATACGCAGAAGGAAATCCTTAACTCTCTTGATAATTACATTGATAATTCTGTAGTCTTTTCGTCTGCGGAAGAATCAGTGCAAGAGCTTCATCAGATTGTTTTGGACATTGAGGACAAGGTTGACCTTGAAGTTCCTCAAGAAAGTATGCAACGTATTGAGTTATTTGAGCCTGAAGAAGAGATCAGTAAGTATATTGGTCTTGGTCTCAACGCAGAGTACGATCATGAAATCAAGTTCTCCCCCCGAGATTTGGTGTTGGTCGGAGGACGCAGAGGCTCTGGTAAATCTCTTACGTGTGCAAACATTGCAAACAACGTATTTCAATCTGGCCGTTCAGCTATTTATTTCACGATAGAGATGGATAGTAGATCAATACTGCAACGGTGTTGTTCTATCGCTACTGGAGTGCCATACTCTCGACTACGAACACAGAATTTATCTGTGACCGAGTGGGAGAAGGTGGCTGGCTGGTGGGCGAGCCGCTTCCAGCAAGGCCAGGATCGGTTGAAAGAATACAAAGAAAAGCGAGACTTCCAAGAGTTTCATAGGGTTCTTACTACCCAGCACGAGCTTCTCCCGACTCAACAGCTG